TCCTTTTGGATTCTGTGTGGTCGTCCGGATGTACCTATTGATGTTTACTCGATTCTTCCAATTGCACTCCACAGTGTTTGAGAACGCTGTGGGTGTTGATTGTGAAAGTAGCACTTGGAACGATTTCTATCAGTATTTGATAGAATTTGGTAGGAACCGTGTCTTTGCCGGAGACTATTCCAAGTTTGATAAGGGCCAGTCAGCTCGGATCATTATGGTTGCTTTCCAATTTATTGGACGAGTTTGCCTCCTATCTCCACACTTTGATGAGGAAGACTTCAAAGTGATAATGACCATAGGAACTGATATCGCATTCAATTTTTGCCATTTTAATGGTGATTTGGTGCAGTTCATGGGATCTATGCCTTCCGGTAACCCATTAACTGTAGTGATTAACTGTATTGTTAATTCACTTTATATGCGTTATTGTTACCGTAGTTTGGGAGGAAATCTACGGTCTTTTCAGGACAAAGTGCATCTATTGACATATGGTGATGATAATATTTGTGGCGTGAGTCCTGATGTTGAGTTTTTCAATCACACAACAGTTCAAGAAGAGTTTGCGAAAGTTAGGATCGTGTATACGATGCCTGACAAAGAGGCGATGAGCAAACCTTTTTCGGATATTGATGAGCTTGATTTCCTTAAGAGGCGCTTTGTTGTTCGTGATGGTCATTGTTATTGCCCTCTTGATGAGAATTCCATTAGGAATAGTGTTGCTGTGTGGGTGAGGTCGAAGACAATTTCCCCCCAGTGGCAAATGGCTGACACAATCCAGAGTGCAATGAGGAATGCGTTCCAACATGGACCCGAATTCTTTGAAAGGTTCCGGGAGATATGTGTGGAATGTTGTGAAAAACTCAATTTGTACCCGTATGTTCCTGCGGGTGCGCTTTATGACTTTGCCTATTATAAAGATGTTGTAGTAGACTTAGTCAACAAAGGCGACGCTGAGAAGCTCTTTCGAGAGCGAATGAGTATCGCAACTGGCCCTTCCGTCGAGTCAGGTGAGTTCCACTCACAATCCAAAGACGGGCATGGTGTTGTAGTTACACAATCGGTTAATATGCCTAAACCGGATTGAAGGACACATCATGAAATACTTCCCGAGCGTTCCTCGAAGTGTTATTTAGCACAAGGTATTGGGAGTTCCTACTTGGCAGACCCTAGCCGTTATTAGTTGGCGCTCAACGCGGCTTGAATAACGCGCTTCTAAAATAAACAACACCCAGTTGACTGATAACGGAGAGGTAAATCAGTTGACAGTAGGCCTTGTAGAGGCCGAAAAGTTCTATACCGAGAAAGTTGTATCAAATAATGATAGGTCTTTTCATCAGGCCGTTCAATCTTCCTCGGATCTTGGAGCTTTCCTCTCACGCCCCGTCAAAGTCGCAACCGAGAATTGGGTTGTTGGGACGCAATTTAACACCTCGTATAATATTTGGGAATTGTTCTTTTCCAATAGTTACGTGCAGCAGAAGATCGCTAATTTCCATTTGCTTTCATGCAAATTGAATGTTAGATTGCAGATCAATGCCACTCCATTCCACTATGGGCGCGTTCTCGCGTCTTATTTACCGTATGCTACGTGTACAGGTGGAACAGTAGATTTGGAAAATACAGGAAGTAGTTCATACCCTGTAGGCAATGCAGGCCAATTTCTCGTTTCGCGCACTCAACGGACTCACGTCAATATAGACGCATCTACCAATCAAGGTGGCGAAATGTGTTTGCCATTTATGAATTTGAATAACGCACTCCGTGTCCAGGAAATCAGTGATTTTATTGACATAGGTAAGCTTTATCTCGATTCGTACATGTCATTACGACACGCCGCTGGTGGGTCAGATAATGTGACGATTACAATCTGGGCTTGGGCTTCAGATGTTGTTCTGACTGTCCCAACTCAGGATGCTGCTTTTACGCCTCAGTCAGATGAATATTCGACTGATGGTATTGTGAGCAAACCAGCTGACACTGTAGCAGAAGTTGCAGGTGCGATGGCAGATGTCCCTATTATAGGGCCATTTGCTATGGCAACCTCTATGGCTGCATCAACTGTTGGTTCAATTGCTCGTCTGTTTGGTTTTTCAAGACCAACAGTAGCAACACCCCCAATGTATACTCGTCCGCGTCCGTTCGCATCTATTGCGAACACAAATATAGATGACGCCGTTGAGAAATTAACCCTCGATTTGAAGCAGGAGTTGACAGTAGATCCACGGACTGTCGGACTCGATAGTGTGGATGAAATGTCGATTTCACACATCGCTGGACGAGAGTCCCTTTTAACCTCATTTCCTTGGCAAATATCGGATGCACACGAACAAGTTTTGTTT